CGATAGTCCTCACGCGCGCTCCAAGATAGTTGACATGCCTGCCGTAAGGATACCATTATCCACAGCAGTGATGCTTTAAACCGCAGTGTGGGCAACGCCATCGGGTTGCTACAGGGTCAAATTCTTTTCCACAGTTTTCGCACGGCATTAGGAACTAACCAAGAATGAAGGTCGCCACATGCGTGGCGGACGTTTAGGTTCCGTCAACTTCGGGGCGTGCAACAGCATGAACCACAACGCCATCGCCAAGTCGGTGCCCTTCTTTTTGTCCCGAGTCCAAGTTTCCAGCTCTTGCACCAACGCCAATGTTTTCCAGTTATTGGACATTGACGGCAACCGCAACGAACCAGACCTCACAACTGACGGAATCAAAGCTTCCAAACCGAAGTTCTCATCTAGTTTGTTGCGGGAAGTGGTGTGCGGGATAATCAACACTTGTCGTAACGCCTGCCAACGTCGCACAAAATCGTGTGCCAACAAGAACCGTTGGGCTGCGTTAATTTCGACAACGATGTGTGACACGGGGTAACCCATGTCTTCGGCACGGTCACACCAGTCGTCAAGAATTCCGGTATATCGGCCAGTGGACATATCGTAACCGAGCAGGTCTTCTGCTGTGAGTTTGGTGCGTTCGATATCTACAACGTGATACAAACCGAGATCGGGCTGGTGAATAGTCCAAATTACCCCCCAAAAGTTTGCTGGTGATGGGTCAACAGAAATGATTGACACCCACGGCGGTTTCAGGCCACGGGTGATGTTTCCTGGGAAACGGTCACGGTCGATACAGCCAGGGTATTCCACACCGTCAGATGCGATACCGCCGATGAGCTGTGGGCGTTCAACTAGCTGGTAGTCGAGGTCGATGTCTTCTTGCTGATAAACAACACGGAACTTTTGTGGCTGGTTGTATCGGACAAACGACAAGTCTTTCCACGGCAAACGTATCGGGTCAAGCAGCGGTCCCTCCGGCCATGCCGGTGCATCCTTACGGCGGGACGGTTTACCTGTGTCCAGCTCCTCGTAATACGCTTTGTACACCAAATGATGATATTTCGGGATCTTCACTGGGTCAGCCAAAGCGTCTTCGACAGTTGCGTCAGACCCGTCATCGTCATCAAGATCGTCATACGTCACTTTGTCTAAACAATGTTTGTACAGGTCGCCCGGGCCTAGCCGCTGACCGATTACGCTCACCAGCCCACCGGGGTCGCAACGTGCCTCGGCCATAGAATCCCAGCGTTCCAACAGCCTGTCACGGGCAACAGATTCTTTAGCGTTCTCCGGTGAAGCCACATCGTCAAACAAACAGAGGTCGGCACGGTGACCAATGAACTCTGAATCAATACCGTACGCCGAAACCGTGGGTTCTTTGTTGTCTAGCCCGCCCGGAATGTACTGTTCGACCACGAATTCTTCTGCGCGCCACAACGAACCCGATGCGAGAGGTTTAAAACGCCCGTAATCCTGGGCGAGACAGCCTTCAGCGTCGACAGCCAACCCTTTTTTGACTTGTTCTGGGTCAACGATGAGCGCAGTTGGCCGTTCGAGGGTTTCACGGATACGTCGAGAGTACATTTTTGCGAGCGTCTGCGATATCGAGCCGATAAGGACTCGAATCGCACGATTTCGTACTATGCACCAGACGGCTACGTCGTGAAAAAGGGTGGATTTTCCGGCACCTGGCGGGCAGTTGAGGACAAGAAATTCTTTTTCTTCGGATTCGAGGTATTGAACGATTTTGTATGCGGCATCTACCTGCCAGGGTGACGGGACGCGACCCAGGTAGACGCGCCGGAAGTAGTCGAAGTCGTCCCATCCACGTTTCGCTCGTTCGGATAGACGCTCATATGGGATGACTGGTGGGAGGTCACCGGCTTCGTCGATCATTGTGCGGAGCTCTGCGCGTTCTCGACCTGATTTTGCGCCAGCTTTTTTGACTGCGAAGTCGGCAGCTTTCTGTTCGGCTTCTATTTTGCGGCGGTTCGCATCCCATTTTTGGCCGGTGTTGTAATGGATGCCCGCAATTTTGCAGGCTTCTTTGATGGAGATACCTGCTGCTCGGGCCTGCCAGAAACGGGCTTTGTCTTCAGCGGGTACGTTGCGTCTACCGGATCGATCTGTTCCTGACATCACCACAACTATACACCGGGAGGCCAGCCCAAGATCACCCCTGGTCTTGGACTGACCTTACCCGCATTAACGGAGGAGCAACCCGCAGGGAACCGAAAAAAACCTGCGGACTACCCGCAAACATTATATACACAGGGAGCAGGTCCAGGAGGAACCAAACTCGCTGGACCGCTCAACCTGCATTTATGTGGGGATTGAACAACCGGGAAACGAAGCTGCTCAAAAACGATGATATCACGAAACATCTGATAACGTGCAAACCGGGAACAACGAAAGGAACCAGCATGAGCGCAGAAGCGGTCGGCTACGTCTACAGGCATTCGCCGTACACCGGAGCCGCATTCACCATCCACCTCGCAATCGCAGACACAGTGTCAGACCAAAACAACAACAAATTTTGGATGGCAACCGACAACCTCGCAGCAAAAACACGCACCTCCAGACGCACAGTGCAAAAAGCCATCGACCAACTATGCGACGACCTGTTCATCATCGAAACACGGCCAGCGAACCAACATCAGCCAGCAACCTACGTTTTCCTGTTCCCAGCTGTGGATATCGTGTACGAAACACGCCCAGGGGTGCAATCTGTGCATCCAGGGGTGCAATCTACGACATCCAGGGGTGCAACCACTGCACCCAAACCCAATAGAACCCAAAAAGAACCTTCTTGCTCACCTGACGGTGAAGCGTTCAACCAATGGTGGGAACTGTACCCAAAAAAAGTCAACAAACAGAACGCCATCAAAGCATGGAACCGGCACACCAAAACCGTCGACCCGCAACACATCATCGAAGCAACCCGCAAACAGCTCGCCACACCAGAAACCGCACTCTCGAGAGACAACCAATACATCCCATACCCCGCCTCCTGGCTCAACGCAGGCTCATACGACAACGACCTACCCGCAAAAGGCAACGAACCTGTACGCGCATACGACCGACCGGCACGCCCCCAATGCCCAGCATGCGACTCCACCGGCTGGACCAGTTTCGAAGACGACAAAGGCCGCTACTACGCCACCCAATGCGAGGAATGCAACCCATGATTTTCTACCTCGGAACCGACGACGCATACTGGCTATGGGACAACACACCCCCACACCCCCTCTTCATCTCACGACGCAGACTAGAACGCTACAAAAACCTGAAACCAGCCAACACCAGATGGTCACTTGACAGCGGAGGATTCACCGAACTCAATATGTACGGAGAATGGCGCACCACCCCACACAAATATGTGGCACTCGTACAACGCTACGCCAACGAAATAGGATCGCTTGACTGGGCAGCACCACAAGATTGGATGTGCGAACCCAGCGTTCTAGCAAAAACCGGCAAAACCGTGACAGAACACCAACAACTCACCGTCAACAACTACCTAGACCTCAAAACACTTTCCCCAACACTCCCCATCATCCCCGCCCTACAAGGATGGGAACCAGACGACTACCTGCGGCACGTTGAAATGTACGACAAAGCAGGAATCGACCTCACAAAAGCCCCAACCGTAGGAATGGGAACATTCTGCCGACGCGCAAACCTCAAACCAGTACACAACCTTGTCTACCGACTCTGGGAATACGGACTTAAAATGCACGGATTCGGTGTAAAACAAGACGGACTACCCGTTATGGGAAACTATCTCAAATCATCAGACAGTCTTGCATGGTCACTAACCGCACGACTTGCACCAGGACCACTCTGCGGAACCCAACATCGAGCCAAAAAATGTTCACACTGCCGAACATGGGCAACCCAATGGGCAAACAACATCAACAAAAACATCGGCACCCAACACATCGAACCAGCACTATTCTAAAATGCCCCAAAGCTCCAACAAACAACCAATACGACCGCCAATCACAGCAACAGCCAGCCGGTACAAAGCAAGCGGACGACACCATCCAAAACACGGATCTCAGAAACCCAAGAACAAAAAATAATCTGCTACACTAGGACCACCGAGCCACGCAGCTCGCTCAGGTCGTACCCCAGTTGCACGGGGCGGGACGAAACCCACGGGAACGTGGTCGATCTCTCATGCCCACAAACGAAACCATAAGAACTCTTTGCGGACAGGAAGACGAGAGAGGCACGAACCGGCAACGGCGAAAATTACACGAACAACGTGAAGCTCCACGACAACGAGCGGGAATCTGGAACAGCGGCACCCAGATGGGGGACATACACCTCCATGCAACAACCCATCACCACCAGCGATACAAACAAAACCACACATCACCCACACAGATAATAGAGATATACACCTACACCGGGCTCGGCATACCCCCGGTCGAGGATTCTGCAAGCTGGGGGCAGGGGGGTGGGATGTTGGGTAGCCGACGGAGGAGGCTTCCTCATGGGTTTGAAACTGCGGAGGGAACCATATGCCGTCAGTAAACTCTGGCAGTAGGGATGCCGGGGGCGAGCGAACGAAGTGAGCGAGCCGCGAAATTTTTCGGGGATGTATAAACATTCGGCAGGCATGCATAGCGGTCGGCGGTGAT